TGGGGAAGTGAAATTAATTATCCGAATTTAGGAATTATGTAATGGCAAAAATAACAAAAAGTAAATTATTGCAGGTAATATCACAGGAGGTACAAAACTCTCTGGGGTATTATTCTTCTGATTTAAGTGAGCAGAGAAGAAATGCACTTAAATATTATTTAGGAGAGCCATATGGCAATGAACAAGAAGGCAGAAGTGCTGTTGTTACACAAGCATTATTAGAAACAGTAGAGTCCGTATTACCAAGCTTAATGCGTATGTTCACCCAGAGTGATCGCATGGTACGATTTGATCCTACAGAGCCAGAAGATACACAATTTGCAGAAGCTATTTCGCAATATTGTAATCATATTTTTAACAAAGATAACGATGGTTTTAGTATTTTATATGATTTATTTAAAACTGCCTTGTTACAGAAGAATGGCTTTTGTAAAATCTATTGGAGTACATCACAAGAACAGAGAAAAGAGAGTTATAAAGACTTAACCGAAGAAGAATACCAAATATTACTCCTTGATACAGAGGTTGAGATCGATGATGTTGAAGAAATTCTATCAGATGACACTCTTTTCCCTGTCAAATATAACGTTACAGTACGAAGAGTAAAAGATTTAGGTCGAGTAAAAGTAGAAAGCGTGCCACCAGAAGATATTTTGGTCTCTAAGAGAGCAACTTCGATGAAAGATTGTAATTTTATTGCTCATAGAGTCTATAAAACGAGATCTGAATTAATTGATATGGGTTATGATGCAAAGATTGTTAATAATCTGCCTGTATCGGATGAAGAAGTATTTAATACCGAAGCTGTAACCAGAAGAAGTTATGATGATGCAACAACAGATCTGAATGTTAGTACATTAGATCCATCGCAAGCAGTCGTAAATGTAACTGAATGTTACTTAAAAGTTGATTTTGATGGTGATGGTATAGCAGAACTAAGAAAAGTTACTGTTGGAGGTAATGGTTATAATAATTATGAATTATTAGAGAACGAAGAAATACCTTTTATGCCTTTAACAATGGTGAGAGCAATACCAATGCCTTATCGTTTCTTTGGTTTAAGTTTTTATGATTTGATTGCCGATATTCAAGCAGTTTCTTCAACGATACTAAGAAATACGCTTGATAATATGTATTTCCAAAATCACGCAAGAACATTGGTTGTCGAAAATCAAGCAAACTTAGATGATCTATTACAAAGTAGAGCAGGGGGGATAGTAAGAGTTAAAAGTCCTAATGCTGTAACACCAATGCAAACACCAAACTTTCTTAATGAAGGTCTGGCAATGCTAAATAAAATAGATGAAATAAAAGAACAACGTACAGGTGTTGCCAAGCAACAAATGGGTTTAAGTCCAGATACAATAAACAAGTCGCATACAACCGCAACGTCAACTAACCAAATGATGATGGCTCAAACACAGCGTGTAGAGTTGATTGCAAGAAACTTTGCCGAAGGAGTAAAAGATATTTTTAAAACAATGTTAGCTATTGTTTGTGAATATCAAGATGCGGAAAGAATGATTAAAATTAATAATGATTTTGTGCCAATGAATCCTCGTCAATGGGTAAATCGTTATGATGTAAGTGTGCAAGTAGGATTAGGAACAGGTAACGTAGATCAACGAACAGAAATTTTACAACGAGTTCTCGCTGTGCAAGAAAAAATGATTATGCAAGGCGGAATGAATATGGTGATGCCGCAAAATATATACAATACTCTTGAACAATATTTACAAAACTCAGGTTATAAAGACGCATCACCATTTTTTAATAACCCTAACAATCAACCTCCACAGCCAAAGGAACAAAAACCAGATCCTGCTCTGCAACTAGCACAACAAGACATCGAGTTACGCAGACAAAAGGCAATGGCGGATCTTGAGCTGCAACAAAAAAAATTACAAATAGACTCTAATCTTAAAGCAAAAAAATTAGATCTTGATGAACAAAAATTAGCAACACAAGTGGTGAAAGATAACGATAGTTTAGATTTAGAAAAAGAAAAACTAGCAACAAAAATAGTACAGCAAGGATTGAACTAATGCAATTTATGAATTCAAAAAAGGCACAACAAATTATTAATGATAATTTGGATAAACCTTATGCACCACCTCCTAGTCGTAATCCTATTTATGATTTACGAGAAGAAGGACAGGATTTTTATCCATTAAATCCTCCTGTAACGCCTGTTGTTGATGATCCTTGTCCAGAAGGATACCAATTAATCGATGGTGTGTGTCAACCAATAGAACAATTTAGTCCAGAGACTAATTACGCAGATCAAAATGACGATGGTAAATCTTTTTTAGAAGAAAGAGCAGAAGAAAGACCTTATTTTGATATTGAAGGTATGGCAGAATTATCTGATGATGAATTAATTAATTATTTAAAACAAGGTTATTTATCAAATAGTGCTTTAGGCTTTTTGCCAAGCAAAGGAAGTTTAGTATCAGTTAAAGGTACACCACCTTCTACATTAGGCTTTGGTTTAGGTTTATTAGGATTAAACGATAGTGCAATGCGTGAGCAAGCAATGAATAATGAATTACGAAAAAGAGGATTATTTTCTGGTCAGTTTACTGATAGCGGTGATCCTTTATATGATCTAAATCAAACACCAATAGAAAATCCTTTATTTGTTACACCTGCTACGACAAACGAAGCTAATGTACCTTATGGTGGTAATACACCTGTCGGTGATGCAGGCGGTAGCTACGGAGGAGGAGAAGATTTTGGTGGTGGTAATTATCAAGGCAATGTTGTGATGAACAATCAAAAGATACAACAAGAAACAGATCGTATTAATCAAGTTGTTAAAGACATTGAGTCTGGCAGACGCACAGTCTTTGGTGGATTATAAATGACACCAGAACAAGAAAAACAACGATCAGAATTAGCAAAAAATGTTTTAGAAAATCCAGTTTTTGTTGATGCCTGCAAACAAATACAAAACGATTTATATGGTGAGTTTGTAAATTCACCTGCACGAGATTCCGAAGGTAGAGAAAAAATATATCTTATGAACAAGATGTTGAACGTACTCTTAGGGAATATTAAGTCCGTTATGGAAACGGATAAATTAAATAAACAATAAAAATTTAAGGAGTTTTTATGGCAGACAATCCAGAAATGGAATCTGTATCGAAACCAACCAATTCTATACAGGAAACACAACAGGCTTTCGCCAACCTTATTAATAATACTGCAAGGAGCGAAGAGCCAAAACCAGAAGTAAAAGAAGCAACTCAAGACAACCTAGTAATAGACAATGAATTGACTGCGGAAGATATTTCTGATGACGAATTAGTAATCAACGAAGAAACCAACGATCAAAAGAACGAGGAACTTTTTGATGTCAAAATAAACGGACAAGTGCAAAAAGTCAGTCTTGAGGACTTGATGTCTGGTTACTCTAAAGGAGAAAACTATACCAAAAAGTCAATGGAACTTAGTGAAAAACGAAGATCATTAGATACGGAGTATGACACAGTTTCCAAAGACAAAGAAGCAGTAAAAAAAATGCGAGAAGAATACGCAGAAAAACTTAGAGTCGTAGAAAGCAATCTACAAACAGATGATGACATTGATTGGGTACAACTTGCTCAAGATGATCCTTCTGATTATGCAGTTAAAAAAGCCGAATATGATCGGAAAAAAGAATTGCAAAATCAAGTGGCTATCGAAAGACAGAAACTAAATGAAGAGAAAAAGAAAGAGCAAGAACAAGTCTATAATAATTTTATTCAACAAGAACAAGTAAAGCTTGTTGAGAAAATTCCTGCATTTGGTGATGAAAAAAAAGCACCAGTAATAATGGAGGAGTTAAGAAGATTTGCGAATAGTCAAGGTTATACAGATCAAGAAATAAATATGATTGTCGATCACCGAGCGGTGATAACATTGTATAATGCTTATCGGTATAACAAAGCACTAGAGCGTAAAGGACTTGTTGATAAAAAAGTTAAACCATCAAATCGAGTGTTATCGTCAGATGCGAAGAATAGTATTTCTACAGACGATAAGAAGTTGCGTGTTGATAATCGTATGAAAAAATTACAGAAAACAGGTAGTGTGAAAGACGCACAGAAGGTGTTGTCTGCCATGTTATCTAATAATTAATCGGAGATTAAAATATGGCACAGCCATCAGGAACTTTTGATACTTACGATGCAATTGGTATAAAAGAAGATCTAGCGGATGTAATCTATAACATAAGTCCAACAGAAACACCTTTTATGACAAATGCCGCAAAAGGTACAGCAACTAACACTCTTCACGAGTGGCAAACAGATGGGTTAAGAGCGGCGGCTAATAACCATCAAATTGAAGGAGACGATTACGCAGGAACAACACAAATTCCAACAGATCGTTTAAACAACAGAACACAAATTTCAGCAGAAGCAGTTATCATATCTGGTACAGATAGATCAGTTGACAATGCAGGAAGAGGTGATGAACTCGCATATGCTCTCGCTAAAATTGGTAAAAGTATCAAGAGAGATATGGAAGTAGGAATGATAGGCGTTGAGCAGGCTAAGGTCACAGGCTCTTCTTCTGCGGCTAGAAAATCTGCTTCAGTAGGAACATGGTATGGCGGTAAAATCGCAGGTACAGGATCTGGCGGTACTAACGCATTGAACTTTTCTACAAACGGATCACCTTCGGCAAGTCCTGCAGGTACAGGTGCTACTGCAATTGCAGGTGGTACAAATCGTGCTTATACAGAAACACTTCTTAAAGCAGGTTTGAAAAAAGCATACGAACTAGGTGGAACACCAGATACAGTTCTTATGTCACCATCAAACAAAGTATTAGCTTCTGCTTTTTCTGGCGTAGCAACACAATACAAAAACGCAGATGATATGACTGTTATAGGTGCTGTTGATGTGTATGTAAGTGATTTCGGAGAAGTCAGTTTTATTCCAGACAGACACGCTATGGACACTAGAGTGGACATTTTACAAATGGATACTTGGGAAATTGCATTCCTAAGACCTTTTGAAACGCAAGAACTAGCGAAAACAGGTGATAGTGATAAAAGATTACTATTAACTGAATGGACTCTAGTTTGTCGTTCACCAAATGCCAACTATGGTATTTTCAACTTAAACAGCTAACATAAATTTATATGGAGGGGGATTTTACCCCCTCCTTAACTAATAAACAGAGGAACAAGAATGTCAGAAGTTTTTAAAGAAGGTGTTAAAAAATATTCTATGCCAAAAACTTTAAAGATGCACAACAGAAGTCAAAACAATATGGATATTTCACGAGGTGGTGGAAAGAAACAAAGTAAGACAACTTCTGGTGGTGATCGTAAAATGAAGATTGGCTATAGACCAGATGGAGATCAAGGTTTAGCGATGCAAGACTCCGTAGATAAAATGATTGCAAAAGCAATCAAGAATGTATGACCAAAAAAATTGATTTTACAGGGAATGAATTTTCTCCTGTTAAAACAAGAATGCACATTGACTCTAGTGAAGGCAAGTATCATGTAGAGAATACACAAGATGTGTCACGCATTCTTGAACGTAATAAGATTGAGCGTAATGCAGGACTATATAAAGTAAACGGAATGCAAGATGCAAAGATGTATAAGATTGCATCACTTCCATTAATTACAGTTCAGCAATTAGCAAAAAAAGGGATTATGACAATGAGCGGTCAGTTACGAGATCGTAAAAAGTTTTTTCAATGGTTAAATGATCCAGAAAATGAAAAATTTAAAATTTATCCTAAGAAAGTATAAATGGCACTAGATACCTACAATGAATTGAAACTAGAGATAGCAAGTTTTTTAAATCGTGATGATTTAACAAGTCAACTTGATACCTTTATTGATTTAGCAGAAACACGCCACGCCAGAGATTTGCGTATTCGT